CCTTTCTTTCCGCAAAATTCTAAAAACGAAAAAAAAGTTGGCAAATGAGAGGAGGGAGGCCGTAGGGCAAGACCGAGGGTGCCGGTAGAATTGCAAACCGGACATTTAAAAGTTATTGACGGACAGAAGAAAAGAGATGCAGAAGACCAAGTAAAAACCGAGAAAAATCAGCTCAAACGACCTCCTTCCTGGCTGATCGATGATGTCGCCAAGAAAGAATGGAGAAGAGTTGTAAAAGAGTTAAACAAGTTAAATATAGTCGGAAATTTGGATCTAAATAATATCGGAGGCTACTGTAATGCTTTCGCAAACTATGTAAAAGCGACAGAAATATTGAGTCAGCAGACGTATTATGTTGACCGAGAAACCAGAACAGGAGTAATTGTTGTAAAAAACCCCATGGTTGATATTCAGAAAGGATATGCAGAAGAAATGAGACGCTTCGCCGCCTTGTGCGGGCTGACAATTGATTCAAGACTAAAAGCAGGAACGGTGAAAGCAAATAAGCAGCAGGAAGAAATTGAGAACCGGTTCGGTGCTATATGATTCTTGATGAACTTAAAAAATACGCTCATGATTGCATATCTGGGAAAATTATCAGCGGCAGAAAACATATATGGGCCTGCGAAAGATTACTGAGAGATATTGACCGAATCGGTCAACCGGATTTTCCATACGTCTGGGATGAAGACCAGGCGGAGAACATTGTAGAATGGTTTGCACTTTTGAGACACAGCAAGGGAATTCTGGCGAAACAGCCGATAATGTTGACTCCTTGGCAAAAATTCCGTATATGTCAGCTGTACGGATGGATACATAAAGACACTGGATACAGAAGATTCAAGAAATATTTTACTGAAGTGGCCAGAAAGAATGCGAAATCTCAGGAAGAGGCAGGAATTGCCTTGTATGAAGCAGCAGTGACTTCTACCAAAAATGCAGAGGTATATGAGATTTATACAGCTGGCACAAAACGTGATCAGTCAAAAATCGTATTTGGAGAAGCTGGTCTGATGTTACAGGGATCACCTTTGAGAATGAGATTCAAAGTAACCAGGGACTGTGTAAAACACTTAAAAAGTCATAGCACGATAAAACCATTGTCGAAAGACGATGGAAAATCTGGAGACGGTACAAACCCTGCATTACTCGTCTTAGATGAATATCACCAGCACAAAACAACTGAATTTTACGATTTAGGCATAGGCTCCAATACAAAGGAGTCTCTTTTGATGATCATAACAACAGCCGGTATGGATCTGACCTATCCGTGCTATGTAACAGAATATCAGTATTGTTCTAAAGTTCTGGATCCAAATACAGATGTAGAAAATGATGAGTACCTGATTGACATCTGCGAAATGGATCCAGAAGACTATGAAGACATTTCGAATCTGGATAATGAAGAAAACTGGAAGAAAGCAAACCCGATCAGAATGACTTATCCGGAAGGTGCTGATAAAATTCGCGGAGAATACAAGATCGCCAGAGAACAGCCGGAACACATGACTGCATTCCTTACAAAATGTCTGGATGTATGGGTACAAGCAAAAGAAAACGGATACATGGACATGGCAAAATGGAAGGCTTGCCAGGTGGACGAGCTGCCATTTGATATTACAGGGTATCCGGTATATGTAGGATTCGATATGTCTGCAAAGACGGACCTTACATCTGTGGCTTTTGTAATTCCATTTTTATCTGGGGAGTATGATGCGAATAGAAAAGAAATAGTAAAATATATTATTTGGTCCCATAGCTTCATTCCAACAAGAGAAAAGCTCCAGGAACATATTATGAAAGATAAAGTTGCTTATGATGCCTGGGAACGAATGGGATTTCTGGATGTAACGGATACACCGATTGTAGATCAGGGAGCGGTTATGAGGTATGTACTTGAAACCTGCGAAAAGTTAAATTTAAAAATACAGTGTCTGTGTTTTGATCCTGCAAATGCAAGCAAATTAATGATGGATCTGTCGAACGAGGGATATGACGTTGAAGAGGTTTTTCAGAGCCATAAACATCTGAATGAAGCAACACAAGGGTTCAGAGAACAGGTTTTCTGCGGAAATATAATATACACTTACAATCCGCTGCTGAATTATGCGATGAGTAATGCGGTAATCCGGCAGAGTAATGGACTTATCAAAATTGATAAGGACGCAACAACAAAGAGAATTGACCCGGTGGATGCAACATTATGTGCTTTTAAGCTGGCAATGTTCCACACCTTCGGGGATGATTACGGAGATTATATTGATAACTTTATAGAGGAGATATTACACGAGGATTCTACAGAAAATTAAAAATATGTGGAATTCCCTTGTCGGAGAATCTATATCGCTGGATGATGAGAAACTTCTGGATTGGCTTGGCATTGAACCAGATACACCGAGAAATGCAATTGGGGAGGTTACATATTTCACCTGCCTGAAGATGCTCTCTGAGACAATGGGAAAAATGCCACTGAAATTTTACAAACAGACGGACAAGGGAAAAATTCGAGCAGAGCCGAATCGAACATCAAGACTATTGATGGAAAGACCGAATCGGCTCATGACCCCGACAACATTCTGGGGAACAATAGAATACAACTGCGAACATTATGGAAATGCATATGTCTGGATTCAGACAAAGTTTGAAAAGAAAGGCCGTTTCGGAGGAGAATATAATGTTCTTTCATTCTGGCCGATGCAGAGCAATTATGTAGACGTTTTGATAGATGATGTGGGTGTATTTGGAGAAGCAGGAAATTTATACTATCGTTATAGCGATCCAAAAACCGGAAAAACATATACGTTTTCACAGAATAATGTGCTGCACTTTAAAACATGGAGTACATTTGACGGAATCATGGGGAAACCTGTACGCCAGATACTGAAAGATTCCATAGCTGGTGCGATTGAGTCACAGAAATATCTTAATAAGTTGTATGTGAGTGGGTTGACTGCAAAGGCGGCACTACAATATACAGGCGATATGGACAAGCCTAAACGCCTGGCACTGCAAAAGGAATACAACAGCCTGCTTTCAGGAGCAAAGAATGCTGGAAAAGTAGTTGCAGTACCAGTTGGAATGACATTACAACCACTGAATGTAACGCTTGCGGATGCGCAGTATTCGGAATTGAAAAAGTATACTGCTTTGCAGATTGCAGCAGCGTTCGGAATTAAACCGAATCAATTGAACAATTATGACAAGTCCAGCTATTCAAATTCTGAAAGCCAGCAGTTGGCATTCCTGGTGGACACGATGAGCTATAGATTGTCACAGTACGAGCAGGAGATAAACTATAAATGTCTTTCTGATACTGAGAAAAAAGAAGGATATTATTTTAAATTCAATGAAAAAGCAATATTGAGAACGGATTCAAAGACGCAGAAGGAAGTAATAACTGGATACGTGCAGAACGGAATCTATACGATCAATGAGGGGAGAGATCTCCTTGATCTTCCCTTCGTAGACGGAGGAGATGTCAACATGGTAAATGGAACGTATCAGCCGATAACACATATAGGCGCGGCTTACGGAATTAACACACAGGGAGGTGAAGGAGATGGAGATTGATGTAAGAGGGGATATCATCAGCAATGATGATAAATGGATTTACGACTGGCTGGACTGGGATTCCACATGTCCGAATGATATCAAAAATGCAATTGCATCTCTTCAACCAGGAGAAACACTCACGGTAAACATAAACTCAGGCGGCGGCTCTGTGATGGCAGGACAGGAAATCTATTCTATTCTTGCCGGAAGAAGTGACGTGGAAATCAACATTCAATCGCTTGCTGGCAGTGCGGCTAGTGTGATTGCAATGGCAAACACATGCAAAATGAGTCCTGTTGCGACTATTATGATCCACAATGTCTCAATGTCAGGAGCTTCCGGAGATTATCATGATATGCAGAAGAATGCAGAGATCCTGAAAACAATGAACAGTGCGCTTTCGGAAGCGTACACAAGAAAGACAGGAAAATCAAAAGATGAAATTCTGAAGATGATGGATAAGGAAACATGGATCACAGCAGAGAAGGCTCTTGAACTTGGATTTATTGATAAGATCGAGAATTCAGGGCAGCAGTTCTTTAATTGCGTGTGCGGAGTCAGACTGACGGATGAAATACGCAATAAAGTAAAACAGGAAAAAGAAGCCCAGGAAGCAAAAGAACAGCAGAAAAAAGAAATATTAAGAGACTTAGATCAGTATGGTATCTGAGCGGAACGGAGGATATAAGGAATAAAAAATTATTAGAACTTTTAAACTCTATTAATGAGAAAAAAACAATGGTACAGTCCCTGGTAGAGCAGGGAAAGCTGGAAGAAGCAAGAACAGCCAAGGAAGAACTTAAAGATATGCAGGAACAGTTTGACCTTCTGAAAGACATCATGGATCCAGACGGAGATGGAACAGCCAATCCACCACAGGAACCGAAACCGTTAGAAAATAACTCTATCAAAGAATTTGCTAATGCTGCAAGAAGAGGATTCCGAAACGCAACTATGGTAGAAGGCACACCTGCAGATGGAGGATATACAGTACCGGAAGACATCCAGACACAGATCAATACATACAGAGATGCAAAATTCTCTCTGATCAGCCTGGTTGATGTAGAAAATGTAACAACAAACAAAGGCCAGAGAACCTATAAGAAACGTGCGCAGCAGACTGGATTTGCGAAAGTGGGAGAAGGCGGAAAGATAACAGCTGGAACAACCCCACAGTTCGAAAGAATCTCATACGAGATTGAGAAATATGCAGGATACTTCCCTTGCACAAATGAACTCCTTGCGGATACAGATGCAAATATCACAGGCACTTTGACAACATGGATTGCGGATGAGTCAAGAGTCACAAGAAATAAAATGATTCTTGAGCAGATTGCGACAAAGGATGTAACAGCGATGAAAGATCTTGATGATATCAAGAAAGCATTGAATATCACGCTTGGACAGGCATTTAAACCTACTTCTGCAATTGTGACAAACGACGATGGGTTACAGTGGCTTGATACATTAAAGGATAACGAAGGAAGATATCTTCTCCAGCCGGATCCTGCAAATCCAATGCAGCTTAGACTTTGCGCTGGATCAACAATTGTTCCTGTCAAAGTTATTCCAAACTCCGATATGCCATCCGATACAAAGACAGCAGGAAGCAGAAAAATACCAGTTATTATTGGAGATTTGAAAGAGGGTATCAAATTCTGGGATAGAAATCAGATGACTCTTATGACATCTAACATCGCCCAGATCGGAGAGCTGAATGCATTTGAAGAAGATCTTACAATCTTCAGGGCAATTGAAAGGGAAGACTGCACGGTGAAAGACAAAGAAGCGTTCGTGAACGGGCAGCTGACAATTAAAGATGCAACTGTTACAGGAGTATGAGATAAGGCGGTGAACTGTGGATATTGATGCAGTAAAAGAGTATCTACGAATCGACGATGATGCAGACGACATGACCATAGAACTGATGATGAACGCTGCAAGAGAATACATAAAAGATGCTGTTGGGAAATGTGATGAGAAGAATCCAAAAACGCAGATGTTATTCATGCTTATCATACAGGATCTCTACGAAAATCGTGTTCTGACAGTAAAGGAAGCAGACAAACAGCGACTGACACATGTGGTCGGATCAATGGTTCTTCAGCTGCAGGTGTCACAACTGGAGGAAGAAAATGGTTGATATCGGAAAACTAAACAGGCGGATCACATTTCTCCGCCTGAACACTTCAGAAGATGAAATGGGTCAGGACAAATCCGAGTGGAAAAAATATCGGACAGTATGGGCAACTGTAAAACCATACAAAGCATCAGAATACAATTTCATGAGCAAATTAAAGCCGGAGGTTACACACAGAATGTACATCCGCTTCCGAAAAGATATTACTGCAGATATGAGAATTCAGTATCAGGGACACGTTTATTCTATTGCGGGACCTCCGCTGGATATGGATAATCAGCACAGAATGTTAGAGATTCAGTGCGAGGAGGTGTTCGAAAATGTCAAGTATCAGTTTTGACTTCGACACCTCTGAATTTATTAAAGCAATGGAAAGTACAGCAAAACAATATCCAGCATCCGCAGAAAAGGTCTTGAAAAAAGAAGCACGAAATATCGCCAAGGATTTGAAAGGAAGAGTGAATTCAGAGGCAGAAGGGCATCATTATATTAGCCCCAGAAGTGAAGAAAAGCCCAAACCATTAGCGCAGAGCTTCCGCCAGGGAAAAGTAATTCGCTCTGGAAGTAAAATGACTGTTGCAGTAACGTCTTCAGCTCCGCATTACCATCTCTACGAAGAAGGACATGCCATGATAACTCATAAAAGTAAAGACAAAACAAAGGGATTGAGGCAGGTTGGAGAAGTCAGGGGAAAAAAGACTGTGGCAAAATATATGGCGCAGCGTGCAGAACATGCAGAGCTGATCGGACAGGAACTGCTGGACGAGATATTGAAGGAGGCAGGAATTGACTCTTAAAGAAATAAAAAAAGCGGTCAATTCCGCTTTGAAAGAAAGATATCCGGATATGAAGATATACGGAGCAGACACAGTAGAAGGCTATACGCGGCCTTCTTTCTTTGTGTATATAACACAGACGTTTTCTGAATCCACAAAGAATGCATTCCACAAAAATGTTGAAGTGGAAATTGATTTTATTCAAAAAAACACAAATGAAGCAGACGGGATGAATTTTTTTGCGTCCATGGAAGAAATGTTCGGGCAGAAGCTGACAATTGGCAGCAGGAGCCTGAACACAAGCAACATGGATCTAAACTTTCAGGGCGAAAACGCAAACATTCCAGTCTGCCAGTTTGATGTGGAGTTCTGGGATGTAATTCCAAGAACGGATAGTAGCAAGTTGATGGAAGAATTGAAATTATCACAGGAGGTAAAACAAGGGGATTACCAGTAATGAATATTATTTTTACTGCAGCCGCAAGAAACACAATCAGAAGATCTGAACGCGGTGTAGTGGGAATGATTGTAAAAGATGTGAAAGTGCCGGCAACAAATCCGACTATGATTTACAAAGAAAAAGATATTCCGGAAGAACTGAGCGATGCAAATAAAGAGCAAGTGAAACTTGCCCTGATCGGGAACGATACAGCACCTGCTAAAATCGTGCTGTATGTTCTTAGTTCCAACGCTGAGAATTACGAAACGGCGCTGAATTATTTTGCGGTCAAAAAGGTTACCTGGCTGTGCTGTCCGACAGCAAAGACGGACACACAGACAGAGACCATTGTGACATGGGTAAAAGATCAGCGTGATGAGCGAAATAAGGTTAAAGCAGTGCTTCCGGAAACAGAAGCAGATAATGAAGGAATTATAAATTATGCTACAGCCAGCGTAAAAGTTGGTGAGAAAGAGTATACAGCAGAATCCTTCTGTTCAAGAATTGCAGGACTGCTCGCCGGTACATCTAATAAGAGTTCTGCAACATACGCAATTCTTGATGATGTAACGGAGTGTGAGAAAAAGAAAAAAACCGAACTGGACGCAGAAATTGACGCTGGAAAACTGGTCCTTTATTACGATGGCGAAAAAGTAAAAGTTGGACGGGGAGTTAATTCCTTACAGACAGTTAGCAAAGGAAAAGGGAACCCGTGGAAAAAAATTCGTGTAGTTGGAAGCATGGACATGATCCACGATGACCTTGTTCTTTTGGCAGAAGACAATTATATCGGGAAATACCCGAATACATATGCAAATAAGTGTCTGCTTATTTCGGCAATTAATTCCTATCTGGCAGAAATGGAGAGAAATGGAATTATTGAGGGTTACACAATTGACCTGAATGTTGATGCAATCAAGGAATATATCATTAAAAACAAGGGCGTAACAAGAGATGAAGCAGAAGCAATGAGTGAGGCAGAAATCAAGAAACAGTATACAGACGAAAAGGTTTTCCTGGCAGCATCCGCTACATTGGTGGACGTAATGGAAGACATTAATTTGAACATCACTGTGTAAGGAGGAACCACAAGGAATAATTACACACCAGATCGTGTTATTAATGGAACGTTTGGAGAGTGCTGGATTGATAATGATTATATGGCGGAAACAACGGCGCTCCAGGCAAAGATGAAACTTGATACAAGCGAAGTAAAAAGAACAGGGACATTGGAGAAAGGATACAAAATAACTGGAATCAGTGGATCTGGTACACTGAAATTAAATAAGGTTACATCCTATTTCTTGAAAAAAGTGTCTGAAAACCTGAAAAAAGGTAAAGCCACGAGGATGACAATTATCACGAATTTAGAGGATCCGGAAGCGTTTGGGGCAGAAAGGATTCGACTGGATGACTGTGTGATCACAGAATTGACAATTGCAGACTGGGAAGCCGGAAAACTGCTGGAGGAATCAATACCATTCAATTTTAGCAGTTTCGAAGTCCTTGATACAATCGATGCATAAAGGAGAAAAGTATGAACTTAATTGACAAACTGCTTTGCGTAGATAAAGCGAAAACGGAAGAAAAAGAAACAAAAAAAATTAAATCAAAGAAACTGGAAAGGTTAGTGGGAGAGAACGCAGAAATAACGATTAGAGAACTGTCCGGAAAACGTTATAACAGCCTGCAGGCAATGCTGTATGACAAGAATGGAAACAGGGATATGGCAGCTGTTTATGACTTTAATCTGATGTGCTGCGTGTATGGAATTGTAGAACCAGACCTGAAAAATAAGGAACTCATGGAACACTTTGGCGTTTCGACACCGAAGGATTTGGCAGCAGTTTTATTTGGAGTAGAATCGGGGCCTATTGCAAGCGAAATTGTTAAACTTTCCGGACTTGGAGAAGATGCTGAGGAAAAAGTAAAAAACTCATAAAGGTGGACGGCGAAGCAAGCGTGGCTTATGCACTGTTCCGCCTAAAGAAATGGAAGCCATCGGAATATTACGATATGGGCGCAGGTGAACGTTTGATCACTCGCGCCTTTTTAAAACAAGAATTGCAGGACATAAAAGAGGAGATGAGAGACAAGGGCAGGTAAGACAGTTGCAGCAGTTGTAAAGCTGATTGACGATTTCAGCAATCCGTCGAGAGAAGTAGCGGCACAGGCGCGCGACCTAGAAAAACGATTTAATAGTGTTGCGGGCGTATTTTCTCACGCAGGAGAAGCATTTACTGCTGCAGGAGAAACATTGACCAAGTCGGTCACTGCACCATTGGTAGCGGTTGGAACTGCGGCGATTAAATTTTCCTCTGATTCACAGGATGCTTTCCAACAGTTCGCGGCGGCAACAGGCGCCGCATCGAATGAAATGGGAAAATATAAAGATATGATCAATGATGTTTACAAGGACAATTTCGGAGAATCTATCAATGATGTGGCAGAAGCCATGGCGACTGTTAATCAGAACATGTCTTACTTGGACGACTCAGCTCTTCAGAGATGTACGGAGTATGCTTACACTCTATCGGATACATTTGGAGTAGACGTGGCAGAAAGTATAAGGGCGGCTGATTCACTCATAAAGAACTACGGTGTATCGGCAAGAGAGGCATTTAACCTTATGACACAGGGAATGCAGTCGGGTCTTAATTTTTCGGATGAACTTTTTGATAATATTGACGAATACTCCGTACAGTTCAAGAAGCTGGGACTGGACGCAGAGGATATGTTCTCTGTGTTTGCAAACGGTGCACAGAATGGAGCTTTTAACTTGGACAAGATCGGAGATGCCGTAAAAGAATTCTCGATCAGGGCGATAGATGGATCAGACACAACGAAACAGGGATTCGAGGCCCTTGGAATGAATGCAGATGAAATGGCACAGAAGTTTGGGGCCGGAGGGAAAACTGCAAAAGAAGCATTCAATGAAGTAATAGAAGGACTTGCTTCTATGGACGATCCGGTAGCACAGAGTGCAGCCGGAGTAAACCTATTCGGAACCATGTGGGAAGATTTGGGACCTCAGGTTATAACATCTATGTCAACGGCGAGTGATGCTATAGATAAAAGCAGAGAATCTGTCGAAGGGCTGGTAAATGTAAAATACGACACTTTATCAGGAGCTTTAGGAGGACTCTGGAGAACCATACAGGTGGATGTACTGCAACCAATTGGAAATCAATTAATTCCGTATGTTACGAAAGGAATCAGTGTTATACAGAAATTTACGGACAAATGGAATAAACTGGGGCCGACTACTCAGAAGACAGTCGTGAAATTTGCGGCAGTGGCAGCGTCAGTAGGACCTGTTTTAATGGGGTTTGGAAAAATTTCTACCGGAATAAGCACGATGATCTCGAGCTTTGGAAAAGTAGGCGGTGCAATCACGAGACTGACAGGTGCTTCAGGATTCTCGGGAATTGCAAAGATTATGACCGGCCCATTTGGAATTGCAGCAGCGGCAGTGGCAGTAGCAGCAATCCTGATTTATAAAAACTGGGACAGAATTGCACCGATCTTGCAGAAGATCGGACAAAGATTTGCGGATTTCTGGAAAACGGTACAGCCACAGTTGGAACCGTTCATTAATCTTGTAAAAGAAGTAGCGTCTTACTTGAAAGAGACGCTGGAACCTGTTTTCAAAATAGTGTGGAAAGCAGCAGGAGATTATGTTGTAAAATTCTTTGATGATGTAAGTGTCATAATCGATGGAGTGCTTGGAGTGTTCGAGGGAGTTATCACATTCCTGACAGGCGTGTTCCAGGGAAACTGGGAAAAGGCATGGAATGGAATTGTTCAGGCGGTAGGTAGCATTTTCGGAACCCTGGAATCACTTGTAAAGACACCACTTAATGCGGTAATCAACCTTGTGAATAAAGCAATTGGAGCAATTAATAAAATAAGTGTTGATCTCCCCAGTGCTGTTGGTGGAGGACATATCGGATTCAATATCCCAACAATTCCGACTTTGGCGAAAGGTACTGATTACTGGCAGGGAGGTATCGTACAAATCAGTGAAAAGGGTGGAGAGATTGTAGATCTTCCATCTGGAAGTAGAGTGTATCCACATGACAAGTCTGTACAGATGGCACGTCAGGATGGAAGGAAGAACTATTCTATTGCAATTGCAAAACTGGCAGATAGCATCGTGGTGAGAGAAGAGACGGATATTGACAAGATCGCCGAGGTGATTGTAAAGAAGATTGAACAGGCAATTGATAATATGCCGCAGACAGCATAGGAGGAGATATGGAATACTGGTTAAAGAATAAAGACAAATCAATACAACTTCCTATAAGACCGGCATCATTCGACGTGACTTTTGAAAATACACATCAGACTGTTAATGTGCAAACAAGAGGGGATGTAACAATACTTGGGAAAAAAGGACTTAAAGCGTATACGATTGAGTCTTTTTTTCCGGCACAGGACTACCCTTTTGCAGACTATGCAAAAGACAGAAATCCTTGGGAGTATGTAAAGGAAATCCTCGGATGGCAGGAAACCCCTATTCAATTCATTATTACAAAAACAAAGATTAATAAAAATGTAATAATAACATCTTTTCAGTTCGGGGAAGACGACGGAACGGGCGATATAACATATTCAATCACTATGAAAGATTATCGTCCGCCAAAATATACGAAACCGTTGAAGGCGGTCCTGGAACCTGTAAAAACGGAGAAAAAGAAGCCGGAAAAGGAGAACAGCCGCTCAGACAATAAACCAAAGAAAAAAAATCATACAGTAAAAGGAAATGACACCCTCAGGAGTATCGCAAAAAAATATTACGGTTCAGGATCCTATGCGAACAAAATCTACAATGCAAACAAGACTGTCATAGAAAAAGCCGCAAAAAAGCATGGACGTGTAAGCAGCGCACATAATGGTGTAAATGGCTGGTATATATATGACGGGACAAAGCTGGTGATACCATGAAAATAATGTGGAATGATGCGAAAATAACCGGTTATGTAACGAGCGTGACTTGGGCTGGGAGTGCTAAACAGGCAGCCAGAACAGTCGTGTTTAGTGTTGCATACAGCCCGAATGATAAGAATGTCAAGACTCTTGGCATAAAATTAGGAGACAAAATTGTATTCTACCCAGGATATCCGGATGATAAAAAAACGAAATTTGTCGGAATTATTACCCAAAGAGAAAGAAAATCTGAAATGGGTGAGCTACAGTATACAGCAACTGACGGCATGATGCATCTCTTGCGATCTAGCGGTACATACCGTTTTGCAAACAAAACCCCTGAAAAAATCGCACAGATGGTCTGCAGAGACGTAAAAGTAAAGACCGGATCCATTGCAAAAACTAAGATGCCTATTGCGAAAATATTCTTTCAGGAACGCCCGTATTATGAAATTATCATGGCTGCATACACAAAAGCATACCGAAAAAACAAGAAAAAATACATCGCACAAATGAACGGAGATAAGCTGGAAGTCATCCAGAAAGGGAAAGTTATCCCCAATTTCCACATACGGCAGGGGGAAAGAATTACAGAGTCCTCATATACAGAAGATTTAGACAGCATGGTAAATCGTGTATATATCTATGATTCAAATAATAACAAAATTGGAAGTGTGAGCAACTCAAACTGGATAAAGAAATACGGCATATTTCAAAATGCGATATCCGTAGATAGTGGAAACGGGAAAACAGAAGCTAAGGCAGAACTGCAAGGCATAAATAAAACCGCAAATTTGACTATGATTGGGGACTACAGATGCGTTTCTGGATTAGGTGTGATTATAGAGGATTCCAGGACCGGACTGAAGGGAAAATTTTGGATAGAAAATGACAGCCATGAATGGAACGGCGGAGTTTATACGACAACTTTGGAACTTGCGTTCAAAAACGTGATGGATATTCAGGAGGAAGACGAGGAACAGATTGCGAATTCCGCAGGCGGCAGCAGTACAACGACCAGCAATGCACTGGATGATGTGCTAAATCAAGCGCGAGCATGGATCGGAATATCAGGAAGCACGAATGAAGCCACACAATACTACGGGTACAATGGAGTTGCATGGTGCTGCATCTTTCAATGGTCAATCTTCAATAAATCTGGACATGGAGACCTGTTTATGGGTGGAGGAAAGACTGCAAGCTGTTCTGAGGTGACACAATGGTACCAGGCAAGGGGGAAATTTGGAACAACGCCAAAAACTGGTGCACTGGTAGTGTACGGACCGGGTGGAGGAAGCCATATAGGCTTGGTGGAAAGTGTTTCCGGATCGGGAATCAACGATTACGTGTCTATTGAGGGAAATACAAGCGGTGCAACAGGCGGACTTGCAGCACGAAAGCAGTATGGAAATCGAAGAAGTGACGTATATGGATTTTGTTACATTGACTATCCTGTTACAACAATATCAGTTGGAAGCGGTACAGCAATATCCGGAACAACTGTAAATATTCCATCGTCCGTCCCGCAGACAGGGATTACCGGCAACTACACTTGCTATCCACAATTTTACGGAAGATGGAATGCAGGAACGACGCAAAGAAGAATTTCCGAAATATGGGGACAAAAAGGAAAGACGGGAAGCCCTGAAAACATAGCAACCATAGATGGTTATTATCTGATTGCTGTAACACAGAAATTTGGACAAGTAGGAGATATTGTATGCGTGGTACTGGCAAACGGAACAAGAATAAATTGCATGATCGCAGATGAGAAGAACCCAGGCGACAGCAATTACACAGAATGGGGACACGACCTCGGAGGCGGAAAGGCAGACGTAATTGAATGGGAATCGATGGTGTATGGATTTCCAAACGTGGATAAATGGAGAGGTCAAAGGGTAACGACTATTATTAACGGAGGAAGATATCAAGGTCTATAAATACATATGAACGATTCGTAGAGCAAATGAGAAAAGCTGGAAAATTCTATAACCCTCCGGTACCTCAGCTTGGAGTTATGATGGAGTCGGGAAAGGTCAGAATAGACACGATGACATTAAAAAAAGAAGATTATCTAATAGATTGCAATTTGCGCTTGGATCCGAACAAAAAAATATTCCTGCATACTTCAGAACCTGAATCGGCAGAATATATGACAGACTCCGATCACAATGTCACCATGGAAGAATACAGAAAAAACATCTTAAAAGAAGGAGATATCGTTCTTCTCTTGAAACTACATAAACATGAGAAATACATTTTGATTGCAAAGGTGGTGGAACCAGAATGATGCTTCCTTTTATAGATGCGGAAGAAAATGAAATACAGGAAGAGCAATACATTCCTAAAGAGTATGGAATCAACTTCGAAACAGGACAACTTTCCGGGAAAATTGTGGAAGGTTTTGATGCCATACTTGTATGGGCATGGCTTGCACTACATACCGCACGATATAGGTATTACATATATTCTGATGATTACGGTCAAGAATATGATGAGCTTGTAGGAAAAAGCTATTCGCAGGAATTAATACAGTCAGAATTGGAGCGCATGACAGAGGAATGCTTAATGGAAAATCCATACATTACGGGAATTGAAAACTTTTCATGTGTTAAAAATGATGAGAAAGTAACCATATCATTTTCGCTTATAACATCACTTGGAGACGGGGAGGTGAGCACAAATGTATGAGGATATGACCTACGAAACTATCATGCGCGAAATGATGGAAGATATGCCTGATGATGTAGATACATCAGAAGGCAGCTTGATTTTTAATGCCTGTGCGAAACAGGCGGTACGCCTGGAAGAAGCTTATCTGCTCCTGTCTGGGCTTGAACAGAATATGTATGCAGATACAGCCGACTTAGAACATTTGATCCGAAATGGAAATGAAAGAGGCGTATATATCAATGAAGCTACATATGCTGAATTTACTACTCAGTTCAACTGTGCAGTGCCAGAAGGGTCCAGATGGAATTATGACGAATATAATTACACAGTATTCAATGTAATCAGTGAGGAAGAACACACATATCGAATCGGATGCGATAGTCCTGGATCCGAACCCAACCGAATGCTGGGGGATTTAGAACCAATTGAATTCGTGGATGGATTTGAATGGGGAAGAATTCTGAAATGCACTCTTGAGGCTACAGATCAGGAAGAAGTGGAAAGCTATAGAGCCAGGATTCTGAACACATACAATTATCGCGGCTTTGCAGGAAACCGGGAATATTATAAAAGCCGAATTAAAGAAATGAGCGGTGTATACGGATGCAAACTTAACAGAGTATCAGCTCCGGAAGACAAAATAGCGATAACAATCATAGGTAGCGATTATCGTACGCCTTCAAATGATGTTATAAATGCGGTTCAAACAGAAGTGGATCCTGTGGTGAATAGTGGCGACGGAGTTGGCATTGCACCAATCGGACACAGGGTTATTATTTCGGGAGTAGGAGAGACAAAGGTCAATATAAAGACAAATATAACTTATGATTCCGGATACTCTTACGAAGATTTAAAAAGTTATATTACGAAGGCAGTAGACAACTATCTTTTGGAACTTCGAAAAAAATGGGAAGACAGCGATGCGATTGCAGTCCGTATTTTACAGATAGAATCAGCGATTGTACAGATTGATGGAATTATTGATGTTACCGGGACAACAATAAACGATTCAGAACAAAATCTGCAGATTACAAACGGAACGGTACCGGTAAGAGGTGATTTCACATGCACGTAAACGTTGAGTATCCGGAAGCGATACTAAATATAAAGGATATTAAAGCGTCAATTGACGCTGGAGATAAAGTTGGAGATGTTCTGGAAAGAGCACTATTCGAATTGGACAACGATATCTGCATACGATCTTCTGAAGAATCTGGCATTACACATAGAGAAAAGATTCTCGGGATTAATCCACGGGATACAGATTCTATAGAAGACAGGCGATTGGAAGTGCTTCTCAGATGGTACGACAGCCCTTTGTATACAGAAACTGTGCTCAGACAAAAAATGGACGCAACTCTGGGGGAGAACCAGTATGTGTTAAATATTGACTTGAATACCAAAACTGTCTTTTGCCTTGTTGAGCTGACACGAAAGAGGATGCAGAAAAGTGTGATCGACATGCTTGATCAGATGGTGCCGTTGGACTATTTGATATCAGTGACGCTTAGATACAATACGTGGGAAAATATCAGCGAGAATCTGACATGGAAACAGGCACTGCAAAAAACATGGTACGCAATAAAGGAAGAGGTGTTGTAGTGAAATATACAGAGCATTACAGGTTTAAGAAACCGGGATATGAAGATTTTGCAGATGTTGAAGATATCAATTACGCTCTGGATCAGCTAGATAGCAAGTTCTATGAGCAGGAAAGTAAAATTGACAAAGCAGTGGCAATAGCTGGGGAATTAGCGGTTGTTAAGCAGACAACACAAGAGATGAGGGCACAGATTGAAACATGCGCGCATCAAATTCAAAAAAACAGAAATAGTTTAGCTGTGAACATGTCAGATATTGCGAAATTAACATTTCAGCTTCAATTAAAAGACCTGATAGATTCTTCAGATATGACGCAAGTAACTATTGATGAGATAGATTCTTCAGATGCCGTTGTGATTACATCCGGAACTTATGCTGACAAGAAGGTTTATATATGATCGAACCTTTATCACTGTAGAAAAGTACAATCCGGAAGGCTGACAAAGAAACAGGCACAGCAGGCCATAAACGCCTGGCTTGGACATGCCAGACACAGCAACAGCTACAATCTGGCAAAGAAAATATTCAAGAAATATGATTACATTCAGATTGAAGATAACGATTGGAAATTTGGGGATATAAGCCCCAAGAAAAGAAAGGAGTTAGAAAGCTATGGCAAACGGAACCATACATAAACTTGGTACACTGTATGTGGCGAATGCAAAGAAAGCAAGACCTACGAAGCCATGGTACAGAACAAACGGATCCGCACCGTCCACAGGAGACCTGTTAGACTACGGAAACGGATCGAATGCTATTGAAATCAAAGACACAGATTCAAATGATGCCTACAAATTGCAGTGGGTGGAGGTTAACGACGGAAGTGATAAGATTCTGATCTGCGACAGGAACCTGCTTATGGATATTCAATGGGACCGTCTGAACGCATTAGGATTCTGCGGAGCAAAAGGGAGCGGAAAGAAGATAACCATTGACGGACAGCAGTACGAACTATTCATGCTTACTGGCGGCAAAGATGGAAATGCGCAATCAGAAACCACAGCATCAAACGAATGGGACAAGTACATCGGAAACCTTGGGAAGTTCTCCGGACTTCCGACACCACAGAGCCAAGACCTTCAGAACAGCGGTTCATCTGCCAACTTTACAACAGCCCACAATAAAATCTGGAACTGGGCCGGTTGCTATAGCTGGTGCCAGAACACAACAACAAGCGGAAGTTCATACAGGCCATATCGTGGCTCCCTTGGCGCGCGCG